AGATCCCATAGTGAAACCCATACGTTTCCAATATTTTAGACCATCATATTGACTTAAAGTATTTGCTTTCGCCTTACCATATAAAGATGTTGTAGTAACTCCTACTAACTTGTCGCCATACTTGTCGTGCCATAATTTCTGTACCTGATCTGATAAACATAGATATGCTAATAGTTTACCACCTGTATAACTGTAACCTAATGGTTGTGTAGGTACAATAGAAGAACCAATTGCTGTATGATTAATCATGCCACCAAATGTTTTACTCTGTCTGTCCCAACCAATAGCACTGTCTCTAGGTGTTAAATCCATGAAGTCACCAGATATACAAATGACACCTAAATGTTTACCTGATCTATTATCATTTACATTAAAGAATAATTGTCTACCAATATTACTATTGTTTTTCATAGTAGATAAGAAAGTTCTTAATGTATTCCAGTTCTCTGATAGTTTGGCTGTTCTTACTGCTTTGCCTTTGAAATTCTTTGTACTGTCATCTGTAAATTCTAATACAGGTTCTAACTTATCATAATCTTCAGGTGATTCGGGAATCCAGATATTGTTTCTAACTGTATCTATTTGAGTTTTTTGTTCAGGTGATGTTAGTATTTTTTCAGTACCATACAATGTAGTTGATTCGGTTGTAGGGAATTTTCTATGTACTTCTTGCCACTTTTGAAATAGGGTATACTCTTGTACTGTCATCTTTGACACGTATCCCAAATCTTTTTGAATAGCTTCTGTAAGTACTCTCTCGTCTACTTGTTCAAGAGCCTCAATATCGTTTTCTTCTTGAAACTGTTTCCACTTTCTTTCAACGCCTTCTAAATCTTGCTTGGCGTGTATATCAAAGTCTTCTTTTGGTACTGCTGTCATAATGTAATCCTATCATAAACTTTCCTCAATGTCAAGCCTACTATGGAATCATCCTATTATCTACTTTTTCCATGGCTTTCTTATGTTTTTCATAAGCTTTCATCTGTTTTCCAGCTTTCTTATATGCCAAGTCTAGTTTCATTTTACTCTGTCCCTCTGTAAAATTTCTACCTAGAGTGTGTTCGTGTTCATGTTGGAATACTCTACTGATCATACCGTCTAGATGTCCTTCTTGTAGTTTACCATCTTCATCTTCGTACTTTACAATAACTTTACGTGGTCTTGTAATAGATAAAAAGACAAAAGGAAAGGTTAAACAACCCTCTTTCATCACTACTTTTTCCTCACCTTGTGTGATTATCATAGGATTGAAACATGCCATTTTTAAACCATCTTCTATATGAGGGTGGTCGCCTATTACGAACATGTTGAAAGGTAAACCAACTTGATTGCAAGTTAAACCTATGCCACCATATTTTCTCATAGTAGCAAACATCTGTTCCGCTAATTCTTTTCTATCTTTAAGACCATGTTCCTTTAACATATCATCACTGAAAGGTGCTATTGCTGATTGTATTCTAGGATCCCTAGGTGGTATTAGACTATATGTTTTAGTTTTACTATAATCTTTATGTTTAGGTTCAACAACCGTTTCAGTTACTTCTTCTTTGACTTTCTCCTCGTATTTCGGACTTTGTTTATTATCTTTAGCCGATATTTTAGTCATGTTTTGTTTAGGTTTTTTCATCACGTTTTTTTGAGTACTGCCCATATTTTCTCCTTATGCTTGTTGTAGTCTTGTAAAGTTTTTATATTTTTCAAACTTAATTATATTTGTAAATTTATCAAACATTATATCTCCTTTGTGTGATATAATAAAGATATTTTCTTTTGATAGTTGAGTTATAATCTTAAAGAAATCATCTGTACCTTGACCATCTAAACTACCATCAAAAATTTCATCTAGTATTAATAGATTGGTATTGGTACTGTTTTTCATTTTAGCTATGTGTCTCCAAGTAAATAATAATGCAAGGTCTATTCTCATTTTTTCACCCTCACTAAAGTTATTATAGTTAAAGCCGTCTCTGAATCTACTCTTTATAGTTTCATTAAACTCCTCATCTAAATGAAAAGATACAAAGAAGTCCATAGCTTGTAAGTGTTGATTGATTAAGTTATTCATAATAGGAACATACTTACGTATAATCTGTGCCTTAGCACCCTTGTCATTTAAGATTGTTCTTAATATGTCTACGTAACTTTTTTGTTCTATTATTCTATCTCTTTCTATTTTACCTTCTTCTAAATCTAAATTTAGTTTTTCTAGATGTTGTTTAATTTCTTTACCATCAACTTGTTTGTTTTCTAATAGTTTAATTTCTTCGTGTATTCTATTACTGAATTTATTAATTTCATCTAAAGACGTTTCAAATTTAGATATATCTATATTCAATTCGTTTATCTTTTGTGATACCTTATTCATTTCAGTTAATTTAATCTCTGTATTGGTAATCTCTGTTAGCAATTCGTTCATGCCTTCTTGTAGAGTTTTAATCTTTTGTTTGGTTGCCTCTATCTTATTACCTTTAAACTCGTGATCAATAGGTTGTGTGCAAGTAGGACAGTTATCGTTGTTTTCAAAAAACTCTAATGACTTTTGGTGTGTAGATAAGTTAGTTTCAATCTTAGCTTCTAGTTTAGATAACTGATTTACTTTCTTTTCTACCTTGCCTTTCTCTGCCACTTCTTCTTTATGATATCCTATCTTCTCATTTAATTCTTCTATCTTCTTACTATATGTATTATTATCTTCTTTGTTTTGATCAATAAGCTGTTTCTTACCATCTAGGTCGTTCATATTAAGGTCGGAGATAGCATTGAAGTGATTTAACTCTGTTTCATACTTGGTTTGTATGAGATCACAACGGTGCCTCATTTCTATTACCTTTTTTGCAAGGTCTGATTGTTGACTTCTTAATATTAAATCCATAAGTCCGAATACTCTTATGTCTAATATTTCTTCTACAACCTCTCGTCTGTACCTAGGTTTCATTTTCATAAAGGGTTCATAAGATGATGAGCCTAATAATACTACTTGTAAAAAAGACCTATAGTTAAGTCTCATTATATTTTGTTCTAAATACTTTTGATAATCAATACTGTTGGCGTCCTGATTTAATAACTCTCCGTCACAATATATCTCAAATATATTAGGTTTGATACCACGTATTATTTTAAATTCTTTTGTACCAACATCAAAGGTTATTTCAACAATAGTTTCCGTATTGTTTATTGAGTTTACTATTTGTTCTTTCTTAATGATTCTAAATGGTTTATTAAATAAAACAAAACAAAGGGCGTCTAGTAGTGTTGATTTACCTGAACCGTTTTGACCTACAATTAATGTAGTATGTGATTTATTTAAGTCTATCTCTATCGGTGTATTACCTGTAGATAGAAAGTTTTTATATTTAATATTTTTAAATACTATCATTCATTTGCCTCTGTATATAATTCTTTAGCAAACTCCTTTAGTTTATGTTTATCTAAATCTGTGTCTATCTGATCAATATAGTTACCTAGAAAGGTCAACGTATCTTCTCCTGAATCTAAAATGTCTGCTCTTACTGTTTGAGTAATATCATTTGTATCTTCATTAATAATTAATTCATGTACGTTTGCGTTATTATAAAATCTTTCAACTAGTCTACCATACATATCGGTATCAGTTTTTTGAGATACGAATAGTTTTACGAAACAGTTTTCATAATCTTTTAAATCTAAACCATCATAGTTTGTTTTAGTATCATCATATACCAATTTTTTAAATATAGGCATAGGGTTTTCTATTCTATCTAACTCTCTGGTGTCCGTATCAAACGTATGAAATCCTTTAGGACAGTTATAGTCTGACCACATAATTTGATATTGTGTACCTAGATAGAATATCTGGCCATCATCTGACTTCTTGTGAAAGTGTCCTGATAATACTTTTTCAAATCTTCTAAAGTGTTCTCTTTCAAATCCGTGTTCGTTCATAACTCCTTTATGCATTTCAAAACCTTTTACTTCTAAATGACCCATTGCAATTTGTGATGTAGAGTTATCAATCTGAAAGATAGTATCTTCTCTATTATCGTCACAAATCCAAGGTATAAACAACATATCTAAACCACCAATATTTACTTCGGTTGCTCTTGTATATATTTTTATATCAGGCCCTAGATTTAAGTTTTGTATGGCATTGACTTCATTTGTATTCTTATAATAGGTGTCATGGTTACCTAATATAACATGAGTATCAATATTTAATTCTTGTAATCTATTCCAGAATTTCAGTCTGAAATTGTGTGCTGTATTATGGTTTATAAACTTACGTCTATCAACGACATCTCCTAAATGCACTAATGTATCTATCTTATTCTCTATTAAATAGGGAAAAAATAGTTCATCATAAAATCTATTCTGATAATTGATGAAGTGTGGAGAATCGTTACGGCAACCAAAATGAGTATCGTTTAGTAATGCTATCTTCATACTTGACTTAACTTAAAAAATAATCTAAAGTGCTTGTCTTCTTTCTAGGTTTACGTTTCTTTTTAGATTTAACTATTTCTTCAGCAATTTTTTCTTGTGAATCCATAGGTAAATTTTTCTGTAAGTATTCCGTCATCTGATTCTTAAACTCTCGGTCTTCACCTGGCTGTAGAGCAAAGTCATCTAGATTAGATTTACTTATCAGTTTATGTTTAATTGTAACTTGCTTTTTCTCTTTTTGTATTCTTCTAATAAATGCATAGTAGATTATTTGAGTAAAGTAAGCAAAAGGATTATTTGATTTTTTACCATCAAAGTTGTCAAGATATTGTAGACAGTTTTCAATACCATCTGATATCATATCATCTTTAAATGTGTAGTTTATAAAATTAGGTCTGTATGAAAGGTGATTCGCAATCTTTAAAAAACAACTGCCAAGGTAGTTACCCACCATTGGTTTAGGCTCTTTCAATCTTATTGCTCTACGTACAGCTTTTCTGTAGATAATCATAGCCGCCAAGAACTCTTTATTATTTACGTAATGTTCTTTTTTCTGTTTGTTATTCATAATATTAATATACTATATTTTTTCTTAATTGTCAATGTTTTAAGACATTTGGAGCGGGTCAAGGGAATCGGACCCTCTACCTAATCGTTGGCAACGATTCGCTCTACCAATGAGCTAGACCCGCCTCTCAAAAATTTAGTTTCAATTACTAAATCCTAACATTGACTTTCGGTGAATTATATGTATAATGAACGGTGTAGCCGTTTGATAAGGAAGCTTGGAGTACCAGCGTCCTCTAATGGATTGTTCCTTCTTCATCATCATCATAATCTTCATCAAATATCTCGTTGATCTTCTTATTCTCGCCAGTGGAAAACTTAATCATGGGTTTCTGTTTATTATTATCCACCATTGGTATGTCATTATATTCATCAACAACTCCCATATAACTCTGTGTCATACTACTATTGGCATTTGTGATGGTCATTATCTTATCTTTTGGAATAGTTATCTTAACATCGTTAGTGTAAGCAGTCCATCTTATTAATGCAATGTAATCCTTAAATCCGGAAACGGTGATTTGAGGAACGTATTTGATTAGTAAAGGTTTTACAATACTAATAGATTTATTAGAGGTGTGCAACTGTTTGGCACCAATAGGTAAATCGCAAACAATATCATCACCATTTACTAATTTAATTATTTTAATGTTATTTTCCATTTTTCTCTCCGTTTAAATCTATGTTGTGAATTTCATAATTAAAGTCTTCGCCATTGTAAATATTTATCCGTTCTCTGAAGTGTGCCAGTGTATAGTTCTCTTTTCCATTATAACTTATGTCATCTGCTATATCATATAAGGTCGCAGCTGAATTATTATCCTTTAATCTTAAACCTCTACCAATTGATTGTAAATTTCTTACACGTGACTTACTAGGACTTGCAAAAATAATGTTGTGCAAATTCTTGATATTTATACCTGTACTAAATGTTCCATAACTCGCAACAATAATAGCGTCATCTGATTTTTCTGTAATAAATCTTATAGCTTCTCTGTCCTCTGTTTCAACTCCACCATGTACAAAGAATACTTTTCTATCCTCTGCCTTTTCTTGTATTAGAGTTTTTAATATTTCGCCATGTTTTTCTACGTATTGAAATAAACATAATGTATTACCTTTTAGATTAATTGCCAAGTTTCTAATATACTTATTTCTTTTTTCATTAGCAACCAAGTAATGCATTTCTTCTTGATAAGTCTTATCTTTCATAGTATGCCTGACCTCTTTGTCATGTTGCAATACTAAACATATAATTTTTAAATCTGCTAATTGTTTATTCTCTTGTAATTCTGTTGTAGTTATAACCTTATTTACAGTACCAAAAAGTCCTTCTAACACTAGTTTATGTGTCTTTGTTCCATCTAATGTACCTGTTAAGCCAACTCTGTACTTACATTTATCTAATTTAGTAAGTATTTTTGTAAGTGAAACTGCCTTAAATAAGTGTGCTTCGTCTCCTATGACCATACCAAACTGTTTAAACCATGCTTTTGGTTGATTGTATATTGATTGCCATGTTGATATTATAACGTCTTTGTTTGTATCTTTGTCATGTCCTTGATATATTCTATGTACGTTTTTCTCTGGTGTCCAACCATAATCAGCAAAATCTTTAAACAGTTGTTCTACTAGTGATGTTGTTGGCACTATAATGAGTACTTTTTTATTATTCGGTTTAAGTCTTAACATATTGAATCTTACCATTAGATATATTATAAGTGACTTACCAGAGGCAGTTGGAGATAATAGAAGACATCTATTCTTTCTAGTAGCATATATAAATGCGTCTCTTTGATAGTCTCTTATTTCCATTGGTATTTTAAGTGCCTTTAAAAAACCATCTACTTTCTTTTCATCAACCTCTACATCTTTTATCTTTGCACCATCTACAATTTGTACTTTATTATCTTCACACCATTTTAATATGTAAGGATATAAACCAGCATAGATTTGTCCAGTTGCATATGAGAATAATCTTATTTTTCCA